TGAATGAAGCAATACTGGGCTTGTAAAGAAAGGATTTGCACGTCCGTGACCTTTGCCACTCACAAAGAATAAATCGTATGCCTCTTGTCTTATTTCAGCCGGTAAGGATTGTGTGTAAGCTTCTGCAAATTCGCCAGTCCCGTAATTCACGTATGCCGCTAAATTATCACCGCCAACAATTTCAGTACCATCTTCGGTTTGTGTGAAGTAAATTCCGTTTTTCAACGAACCTGGTGCCATTGATTTTGCATCTTGCACAATCTCCTTTGCAATTTTCAATTCACTCTCTCTCATGGCTTCTTTTACGCCTTGTTCAAGTGATTGCAATTGTGCTATGGCCTCATCATGTGTCACGTTGTCAAATTTAAATCAGTTTTAACACAAAGTATTTTATAATAGTTTCTCGGTTCGTCTATTTCTGAAACCTGTTTTATGGTATAAATATCAGATCCGCACGAAATAGCCATATCTTTTTTCGGTATGAAACTTGGTGTGTAACGGATAGTAAAATGCCACATATCATACAAATCTGTTGAACCTGCATTATCTTGAATAAATCCGTCAAGGCTTAATCTTTTTGGCACGATTTCGCGAATAGCCCTTTTTGTAGCTAATTGTGTCCAGCTTTCAGTTTGGCCTAATGAGGTTGATTTTGTTATAACACGCTGAAAGAAAGTAAGCCTGTATCTGAATCTACCGGGATCGTAGTCCGTACTATTTTCATAAGGCTTTTTCATACAATTGACCGTCTAAATTGATTGATCAGAATTTGAATATCAATAGGCAATTGTGTTCCGTATGCGTCCCGGTTTTCATACAGATAAGTTATAAGTTTGTAACACGCCTCAAGCAATGGCGAAGGTATTTGTGTCGGGTCTGTATAGCCTGTATTAAGCGTTATGGTGCTTTGTATTGGACAATCTACTATGAGTGATAGTGCAGCATAGAAATAAGTGTTATTCGTTGCTGTGTAGTCTGTATCGTCTTTTAGCTTGATTGATTTTGAATTAATAGGGAAATATGGCAGGCTTGTTTTGCAAGATGTGGTTATAAATGTTTCGTCACGGGCGTAAAGGCGATAGCAAGTATATTGCTCTACCCACGAAACAGCCGAATTAATCAGCCTTGTGATTATTGTATCGTCGTAATTATCATCGACTACCAACCAATCTCTTGCATTTTGAAGCGAAATAACATCTATAGCACTCATGTAAGTAAAGTAACGAATTATTAATAACAAAAAAAAGCCCGACTTATGCCGGACTTTTCCCAATTATAAACCCAAAAACTAAACCGATTACGTAGTAACAGTTTCATTTAATCGCAAGAATGCAGCTGGTATTCTTATTGCTAATGCAATACGACCTTCCAAGCGAATAGTAACAACATTTTTGACAAAGTTGTCCTTGTTTTCGCCTGAATAAGCTATATTCATTGTTTTGCGTTCGTGAATAGAGCAGCCTCTTGCAAAATCGCCAACTAATCCTTCATAATCAGTGAATACGTTTGACCAATAAATCGGCACTCCACCAACGTAAAGAACACCATTATCACCCATAACTATTGGGTAGGTATATTCGCGTGTAGTACCTTTATTTATCCAAAGTTCCATATAGAAAATTGGAGAAACGAAAGCTGCTGAGGTTGAACGTTTACGGGTGCGTATTTCAGTAATCGCAGCCATTAACCGATCCCATTGATTATCGGTTGTATCAACACTACCAAAAGGCAATGTTTGTGTATCTGCTTGTGTCCAAAGACCTAATAAATTGGTACCTGTACCATCGCCTTTGAAAATCTGCATATCTTCAGCATCCAGATAAGCTTTAGGTAATTCGTAAGCAATCCAAGCGCGGAAACCTACAACGTCATCCATGATTTCATCTGGAACATCTAACCAACCGGCTATTTTACGAACGTTAGATTCTTCAAGTGAAGATGTATAAGCTAATTCTGGTTTAGCAGCGCCAGGAGCTACAGTTGCAAAGCCTGCATTGTCGCCGGTATAAGTAAACATGACGAATTTAATAACGTCACTTACAGTTGGGAATACAGGGATTGCATTACGTGCGTGAATGTCGTCGTGACCAGGCCCAACGATAGGAATAAATTCAGGAGCAACAGAACCCGATGGAACCGTTATAGGCGCTTTTAAAGTTGATGAATCAACATCGAAATTCAATTTTTCACGCTGACCTTTGAAGAAGTCTTTAATCATATTTTCGCCTTCTTCAGTAGAAAGTTTTTCAACGATGTGTTCGCTGAATCCTTTCAAACGGTTGTTGATATCGGCAATTTTATTCAGCTTTAAGGCTGCTTCCATTTCCTCAATCTTCAACTTGTTTTCGTTGGCAAGTTTTTCAAGAGCTTCTTTATTTTCTTTGTTCAGGTTATCGAGTAAAGTTTTGTTCTCGTCCTGAATTTCTTTACGAATCTTGTCGATTGCTTCTTTTGCTGCCGCTTCTGCTAATTTTTTAGCTTCAGCATCATCATGGATTTTTTTCTGCTCCATGTAGTAATCTTGCTGTGCAGGAGTCAAAGCGTCGAACTGTTCTTTTGTTAAAATCTTAAACATTTCTTTTCTTTTTAAATGGTGAAATAATAATTTGATTTCTTAACCGTACTGCCATCCAGCGGGTTCGGATGTTGTTTTTGACCTGCATCAGCGGGGTCGGAATATAATATTGGAGTGGCTTCGTTTGATCCGAAAAGAACCGCACTACCCTCTTTTACTATCTTAGCTTCTGATATTGCCCAAAAATAGCCCTGATCGATTGCATCTTGTTTGTTGGCTATAATGGGTAAATATTTATAAAAATTAGCGTTTTCCTGTGCAAAATCAGGGCTTTTATCATCAATGCAAAGTGTCATTGAGATATAACCCATTCTTACACTGTTTTGGATATCCTGCTTTGTTGCAATCGCGTTAAAAGCATCTTTATTGGTTGCTTCGGTAAGTTTGGCCTTAAACATCAAAGCTTGTGTTGTGCCTTGATAATCCATTCCTAAATCAGACCAATTTAAATCCTGTACATAAGCTTCAACATCACCAGGATAAGCAATTACACTACCTAATTTCAAATCATGATTGATTATATAGTATAATTTGCCTTTCTGATCCTTAATACTGTTATCCCAAATGCCGTTTAAATGCACGTCTCCGTGTGAGTCAAGCCAATTTGTTGTATTGATGCAAGCATAAATGATTGATCCAACGCCAACACTTGTATTATCAGCAGTCTTTATCACATCGTCGCCTTTAATCACATACGAAACAGGGTCAGAATGCTTGTAATTAGCCTTTTTTAAGCCGATTATCTTATCCTTATTTGCTTTTAAAGCGGCAAACATCAATTCTCTTGTTTCAAACTCTTTATTCAGTTCTTTGCAGAAAATCATTTGTTAAAAGGCTTATTTGATTGTGCTAATTTCTGTTTTATCGACTCTTTAAGCTTTTGATTGTCGGTTGTTTTGGCTATTTGCTTCAACTTTTCCTCTTGTTCTTTTTGCTTTTTATCGGTCATAATGGATATAAAAGTAGTTTAAAGAAAAAAATAAATCTTAAAAAGTGATATACTTATTTGGTTGATATACTTGCAGTGTTTACATTTGCGTTTATGGAGACAAAAGAAATATTTGATATTATTACTTCATCGCCTAAATGGTATGCCGGTATGTTGGCTAAAAATGGCAAATTTCACAATCCACAATCAGCCAATAGAATCAAAGCCAGGTTTTCAAATGGAACGCTTCCCGAAAAGACAATTGAGGAAATATTTAATCATTTCGGATACTTTAAAAATAAGGTAACATGGGAAAAGAAATGACACAAATCAAAGCGTATTCAGAAAAATTCAAAACTAAATCGGGTTTGTATTTCGACGAAAATAAATATGGTGAAGAATTACAATTGGATGATTTTTATTTATTTAATGTGCTTGATTTTGGTGCAACCGTTGGTAATGAAGTGTTTAAGCAATTTGAAATAGTTCTTAATAACTTTAATCAGGGTAAATATAGTTGGCCTATTCCAGATATGAATGAAGGAATTGCCTATATAATAGCAAGCAAGTTGTATGATATTGGTTGCATCGAATACGGGACTTCTATACGCGGTTCATGGATTACTGAAAAGGGCAAAATGATGTTAATTGATTTTATAGAACTTTCAAAATGAAAATAGGTATAGCAGTAACAACTACTCCAAATAGAGAAAAGGTTTTTAATCAATGGTATGAATACTATTCTGAAAAATGCCCTGAATTGCCTCTATATATGGAATTTGATGAAACCTATAAGGGCGTTGCTAAATCAAAGAATAAATGCTTGT